TCTGTGGTTTAAACATCGGCGAAAACGTCAATACTGACAAATCCGAAAAACAAACACGAGGAGAGCAATAAATGGCAAGAGTCGAAACCTATAGCTACGGTCAGGGGCGGGTGTATTTAGCGAGCCGCACGCCGGAAGGCGTAGTCGGCGTACAACGCTGGATTGGTGATGTGTCGGCACTGGGCGTGAAATTTACCGTAGAGGATTTTTCGCATAAAGAATCTTACAGTGGCCAACGCTTAGAGGTGCGCAAAATTATTACCTCGCGCGAAGGTGAAGTGTCTATGACGCTGCACGAATTCAGCCGAGAAAACTTAGCCCTTGCCTTATTGGGAACAGACAGCGAAATTCAGGCCGGAACCGTTACCGGCGAGGCGTTACCAAGCGAAATTAAAGCCGGTGATCGCATTGCACTGAAATACCCGAATGTCAGCAACGTGGTAATTAACAGCCTTACAGCAAACACCGACTATATCGTCGATGAAACCTTTGGGGCGATTGAGTTTTTGAAGCCACAAACAAGTTTTACGCAAACCGTCTCTTACTCCTACGGCAAAGTGGATAATGTGGCAATGATGACCGTAAACTCCACCGACTTATTCTTGCGTTTCGAGGGTGTAAACCTGGCGGAAGACAACGAGTGGAATTTGGTCGAGTTGTACAAGGTCAACTTTAACCCGACCGAAACCTTGGATTTAATCAACAACGAAGATTCCCTCGGCTCCTTGCCGTTAACGGGTAAAGTGTTGGCGGATACCTCTAAGGCCGGCGATAAAGTTTTGGGACGCTTTGGTCGTTCGATGCGGATTAAAAAATAAGGGTTAAACCATGACGCAACAGGATACGGCGGCAGTCGCCGATAACAGCTTGGCTATCCTTTATCCCAATCAAACGCTCACCCTCGGTGGTGAGCAAATAGAGCTGAAAGAATACACCTTAAAGCAACAGTTACAATATCGGGCTCGCTTTATGCCGTTTATCGCTACCTTACGCGCCAACCTCAGTGAAGCGCAGGCACATGGAGAGTTTGACTTGGACGCGCTATTAGGCTGTGTGGCCGAGCATTACGATGATGTGTTGTTTTTAGTGTCTTTATCCTGCGGTAAGACGGCAGAGTGGGTCGGTAACTTAAGCGGCGAAGACGCGGAGGGCTTGCTGATGGTGTGGTGGGCAGTCAATTCCGATTTTTTTACCCGACAGGCCGTGAGTCCGCTACTGGAGCAAATGGCCAAAGCCAAGCAGGCAGAGGCAATAGCCGCCTTGACTGGGCAAGCGTAATCGAGCATTTAGTCGCGCATGGGCATCCCTACCCTGCGCTACTGGATTACACCGCCCGACAATTATTGTTGTTTTACCGGAAAAGTATTCTCCGAATGCGTAACGAACGTGCAGCGCGCACCACCGATACGGCATACGGGGTTAATGGCGGTAAGGATTTAAAGGGGTATTTAGACGAGTTGACCGCACCTTAAAAGTGCGGTCGATTTGTAAGAAGATCTTATCAGTTGGTGCCAAGGTATAAGGCTAAGAGCGCAGCCAGCGGATATTTGATAATGATACCGATAAGGGCAATAAGCCCTACACATACCACACCCCAAAATAATGCCTTAACGCCGCCAAACAGCAAAAGCGCCAACGGCAATGTAACGGGGAGCGATAGCCATAATAACAGCATTGTGGATTTGATGCGCTCTTTTGAGTCAGCTTGAGCATAGTGCTCGGCAATAATATCTAATTTATCCAATAAACGCATAACGGAGTCTCCTTATGGCAGACAATTTAACCCTCGCCCTTAAAATTAAAGCGGACTTAAACAACGCTTTAAATAATTTTAAAACACTCGAAGCAGGAATGCAACGCACATCTGCGTCGGCTAAAGGGCTGGGTGAAAATGCCAAGGCCGGGAGCCGCGGGTTTGATAGTTTAGGCAATAGTGCTGAGGCCGCCGCTAATAAACTCGGCAAAACCCGTGCGGGCGTGGAGTCTATCAGCAAGCAGTTAGAGCGTCTGCAACGTTTAGGCACCGTCGGGCTAGGGTTGCACTTATTTTCCGGCGGGATTGCCGGACTGGCCCGCACGGCAGACGAATTTAACAACTACCAATCACGCATTGCGTTAGTCTCCAAATCTAACCAGGAGGCAAGTCAAACCTTTCGCCAATTGATGACGGTTGCCAATGACACCGGGCAATTATTTGGCGCAACCGCCGAGCTATATACCCGTGTCTATCGCGCAATGGGTGATCGTGCCAATAGCCAGGAGCTGTTGCAATTTACCAAAACCATCAACCAAAGCATGGTGGTATCCGGTGCAAACGCGCAAGAGGCATCCGCCGCCATTATCCAGTTATCACAGGGTATGGCCTCCGGCACCTTGCGCGGCGAAGAATTTAACTCAGTGGCCGAACAAGCACCGGTGATTTTGGAAATGCTGCAAAAATCCCTCGGTAAAACCCGTGGCGAACTGCGAAAAATGGCCGAAGATGGCGAGCTGACCACAGAGGTGGTACTGCGTGCAGTGCGTGAATCGGCCGAGGGCGTGCAGGCACAATACGACCAAATGCCGAAAACCATCGGGCGCGCAGTAAATGAATTAACCAACGCCTGGATGCAATTTGTCGGACAAACCGACGGAGCCTTATCGGCCTCATCGGTAGCCGCAACGGTTATCTCAACATTGGCGCAGCATTTAAACTTGCTCGGCAATGCCGCATTGGTTGTCGGAGTGATTATGAGTGGTCGCCTGTTGGCCGGTTTTGTTGCTACGACCGCCTCTATTGTCCGTCAGCAAGCCGCCCTAGCGGTATCTAATACCACTATGGTGGCACGTGCGGCAATTGAGGTTAAAGCGGCACAATCCGCCCTGGCTATGGCACGCGCTACTGACGCGGAGACAGCCGCTGTGGCGCGCTTAACCGCTGCTAATCGCGCTTTGGCGGTAGCTAAAGGGGCAGCAATTGCAAGTAGTGCAGGCGGTGGGTTAATGGCGTTGGCCGGCGGCCCGATTGGTTTGGCGATAATTGCGGTGATGGGGTTGGTAACCGCCTACCAGTATCTCAAAGAGCGTGAGGCGGAGCTGGAGGCACAATACAATCAAACACAGGCCACTATCCAAAATAACATTGACAAAACCCGTGAGCTGATTGAGCTGCGCAAGCAAGGACAGGTTGGCGGGTTTAGCGACCGCTTTATGCAGGTCAATGCCAATAATGCGGAGCTCGCGGCGGCACAGGCGCAATTAGATGAGCTGATCCGCAAGCGCGATATGTTGCAGGCCATGCAAAACTCTGCGCAGTTATCAGGTGTGGCAACCAATTACGGCGAAGAGCTTGAAGAGCTTAATTATAAAATTAAGACGCTGACCGATAGCACGCAACACTTGGCCGACCAGCAAAAAATCTTGGCGGATATTACCCAAACGCAGATGTCGGCTGCGTTAGAGCACGCAGTCGGTAACAGTGACCAATTAGCCCTAAAATTTGCCGCTTTAGCGGGGACTAATGCGCCTGCGGCGATGCAATTGGTTGCGGATAGCATTAAAAAAGCCGAGGGCGAGATGACCTCGATTAAGGGGGAGTTGGACAAGATGATCTCCAAACTCAACCAAGAGCTCGCCGACGCTACCATGACCACCGCCCAGCAAATGGAGGCAATGCGCATCAAAATTGAGCAGGCAGCTAAAGCGGCGGGGGATGTGGAGGGATATAAGGTATTGATCGCCACCCTTGATACCGTCATTGCACTACAGGCACAGGTGGCTAATGCCAAACAAGCCAAAAGTAATGAGTCCTTTTTTGCAAACTTAAGCAAGCAGGCGCGTCAATCCGGTATGAGTCGTAAAGACAAAATGATTGACGATATTAAAAATCAGCCGGGCGCATCCCCGGAACAAATTGCACAAGGGATTAAAGATGCCAATACGATTGCTGCCAACGAAAATAAAGGACGTGGCGGCTCCCGTCGACGCGGTGGCGGGCGTAAAAAATCCGCCGCCGACCAAGCAGCAGAAAACGAACAAAAAAACCTTGAATTAAATATCCAATACCTGCGCCTGACCGGTCAAGAGGTGAAAGCGAATTTGACCGACGTAGAAAGCCGCTATAACCGCATGATTGGCGAGTTTCAAAAAGCGGGCAATGTGGACGGGATTAATTTGATTAAAAAAATCCTGCCATTGGAACAGGCCAAAGTGCAAGTGGATGGGCTACAATCCGAAATCAATAAACTGTTCCAGAACCAAAGCGCACAAGAGCAAAGCATCCAGGCACAGGTACAAACCGGGCTTATTACCCATTTGGCCGGTCAGCAAAAACTCAAAGAGGTGTACGCGCAAACCATTTCGGAAATTGAAAAACAATTACCGCTATTGGAACGCTTGGCCAAAATGCCGGGACAGCAAGGCGAGCAGGCGCGCGCTATGTTGGAGCAAATGAAGTTAAAAATTGTCGAGCTGAAAACCGCCGGCAATGAATTACAAAAAGCCTTTGAAGACGGTTTAACCCGTGGGATTGAGTCCTCGTTAATGGGCTTGGCGCAAGGCACAATGACGCTTAAAGACGCCATTAAAAACCTGGCGTTAACCGTGGTTAATGCCATGGCACAGGTCGCTGCCCAGCAGTTGGCTTTACAGGCGGTTAGCGGTATTACCGGTTTATTCGGCGGTGCTGCAGGTGCGTCGGTAATGGCCGCCACCGGGGGCTATATTCGTGGCCCGGGCACGGGGACATCGGACAGTATCCCGGCACGTCTATCTAATGGTGAGTTTGTGGTACGTGAGGCGATGGTGCGCAAATACGGGGTTGGTTTTTTACACGCCATTAACCGCGGTCGGTTGGCAGGATTTGCCGATGGAGGCTTGGTATCCAGCCCCGCCATGCCGCAGTATCGCGAGCCTGGCTTAACCACCTCCATGCAAGACGGCACGGCAGGACAAATACAAGTCAGTGCGCCGCCGGTCAATATTAAACAAACCTTGGCGGTAGACAGCGCAGAATTATTTACCGCCGGCATCGGTACGGTGGCGGGCGAGCGTGCGGTAATGACCACGCTGATTGCCAACAAAGATACCATTAAACAAGCGTTAAACAATTAAGAGGATAAGAGATGGCATATCAGACCGGCAAAGCTAACAATGAGCGGGATTTTTTGGCTAAGCTCAATCAGTTTTTAACTAACGATGCGGCCCTTAAAGCCGCCGGGCAGGCATGGCAAAAGCTCTATGAGCGCACCTTACCCGCTACCCCGACAATGATGCCGACAACACAAATTGTTTGGAAATCCAGTGGTACTGGGGTGTCACAAGATATGTATGTCTGTGCCGAGACGGCAAGCTCTATTGCAGAGGATATTTATAACGTCAATTTTTACGGCGGCACGTTTTTTAATCCGGCATTGGTTAACTCGACTAGCATAACATCCGCCATGGTTGACTGCTCCCCGGGTGTGGCATTGTGTTGTGATGCGCGGGCATTTGAGTATCACTTAATTGCAGATGGGCGCCATTGTAAGATGGCGACCTTTATTAGCGATACCTGTGCGACCGCTTACATGGGCTTTATCTTGCCGACGGTCACACCGGTGGAATCCCCATCCCCGCTATTAATTGCCGGCACAGCCGCCGCGGATAAGCTTACCCGCTACTCTAACAATAGCAATCAGATATCCTCTATTATCGACCCGCGCGACAATAACTGCTGGTTGTTAGGTGTTGACCAGGCATGGCACATATTTTCCGGCTGCGATTATGTGCGTGGTCGGGGTGTTGAGCATCAGATTGTTTATCCTAAAGCAATTGATAACAGTAGTTATGCGGCCGTCAATACTTTAACTTATCTCGGTGCCAGCCCGGGTGGGCATTACCCGCTGTTTCCGGCGGAGCTACTGAGCATAAACAGTTCTCCGATGGGGCAGACCCGTTGGGGCGCGTTGCAGGGGGTGTATTGGGTACCGGGGATCCAGTTATTGCCCGGCGATAAAATAAAAATTGCCGATACCGGACACCGTGGCATTGCATTTAACAATGGCTTGCGCCGCACTACTACCGATTATTTTGTATTTGACACGGGTTTGCCGTGGTAAGGAGTAATTAAGATGGCCTATCAAACCGGCAGCGCGACTGATGTCGAGGATTTGATGCGTAAATTTCAATCGTTTGCTCAAACTTTAGGATTTGCCGTAAGCGGCGTCGGACAATGGATATTTAAAAATAGCGACGGCATTTGGACGTTTGATTATCAAGACAATATTTTGTTCTGCCGATTAGATAACATCGGTGATTCGGCCGGTGACAGCGCAAAATATAATTACCGTAAAACTAAGACCGGTTCGAACTATCTCAACCGAGGCAGTTATTCGGCCTATCATTTTTTTGGCACGGCGCAGTATGCCCATTGTGTTGTAGATTTGGACGGTGAGTATTTTATCCATTTTGGTATCGGTACGCTTAACAAACAAGGTGAGTATATTGGCGGCCAATATGCTTACGGCACTTATGTCAACGATGAGCACGCCACACTACGTAATTCGATTGCCTTTAACGGTGGATATCAGCTATATCCGGCCGTAGTGCGCGCCGAGGGTATCGGTGGTGATACCCGTCGCCCGTGGTATTTTGTGCAACATCACGGCTCGCCATACTATTTAAATGAGTTCTCCGCCGACTTTTATGGCGGTGGGATGTTTAGCAATTGTTATGTTGCCGCATCGGGAGTAAGTGAGGTGCACCACGAAGCGTTATTGTTGCGCCAAAGCCATAGTCAATTTGGCAACCTGATCATCCCGGTGCCTAACAACCTAATCGTAGTCGGTATTGATAAGGTGCTGCGCCAAATCGGCAGTCCGCCTGACTTTTACACGGTTCGCTCGCAAAACATCATTGCCGGTCAAGAGTTTGAGGTGGCGGGGTCGCGTTGGAAAATGTTTCCAGCCATGCGCTTTGGTAAACAAAGCGAATACCTGTTCCATTGTTACCGCTTGATTAATTAGAGGATGTTATGGCAGAGCGCGTAGGATATTTAACCCCTGTCACCGCTGATGGAGACCGCCTAAAAGATACGGGCTATTTAGACCGTTTGACGACCTATCGGGCGGCGGATGTGCGCTTGGTGTTGACACCGCAGGTCACCGTCGGTGCGATAAGAGATACGGGGTTATGGGACGCTAGCGTGCCTAAAAACGGCTTTATTTCGCCTAACTACTATGCCGAGTTTTACAACCGTGTGTACGCCATCCCTAAACTGGTCAATCTGGGCGCAATTAGCACAGAGCAGGTGTTTACGGTACAAGTTTGGAATGCGGATGATACTGCAGCGCATTTGCAATCCATCACCGTGCAAAACGGCGAGGGAGTGGAAATTATCGGCGAATCGTCAACTACCTTTGCAAGCCTTGCCCTCAAAAAATGGACGGTGCGGGTGTCCATGCGAGGGCCGACAACTATTGACACCGTTATTCGGTGGAATTTTCCGGGTGCGGCGGTAACGGTACATATTACCGGTAGTCGTTCATCGGATTGGGCGTACTATCCCGATTGGTCTGAGCCGGTCACCGAAAATTTAGAGTTTTTGACAGCCGTCCATCAATCTCAAACAGGCGCAGAGCAACGCATTGCCAGACGGCTATCCCCGCGGCGCACCTTTGAGTTTAAAGTCATGCTCTCCGGTAGGCAATTACAACAATTTGAGACCGCTATGTATGCAATGGGAGGTAAGGTATGGCTGATGCCGGTATTTACCGATGCATTAACGCCCTCTTACTTTATGCGGCAAGGGGATGCCGAAATCCGTTTTAACACGGCCGGCTATGATTTTAAGGCAGGTGGCCAGGCGTTGATTGTACAAGGCAACCGTAAAGAAAGTGTGGAGATAGCCCGTATTGTTGCAGACCGGCTCTTTTTAACGCGCCCGTTACAGTTTACTTATAACGCGCTTGCGCGGATATATCCGCTCCGTGCGGCGGTGTTGACCGATATGCCACAGATAAGCCGGCTAAGCGACAACGCGGCCACCGCACAAGTGCGGTTAAAAATCCATGAGCATAGCGGTTATTCGGCGGATATATCACACCTGCCGATTTATCGCGGCAAGCCGGTGCTGGAGCCAACAAGTGAATGGTCGGAGGATGTAACGGCACAATATCTGCGCTTGATTAAGCAGTTGGATAATGACACCGGGCTACCTTATTACTTAGATACGGCAATGCGGGCGTTTTCCTTGGTTTCTCATCGCTTTGTACTGAGCGGGCGGGCGGCGCAAGACCGATTACGTCGCTTGTTTTACTATCTGCGCGGGCGGCAAAAGCCTGTTTGGGTCGCGACCTCCGGCAGTGATGTCACCCCACAGGGTAATTTGTCCGGGCGCACATTGGATATTGAGGCGGTGGGTTATACCGACCATTTATTGCAACAACCGGGACGGCAGGATGTGCGGATTGAACTAACTAACGGGCAAGTGCACTACCGCCGCGTGGTGTCGGCTAATACCACGACAGTTGGCGAGCGATTGGTGTTTGATGGGGATGTGCTTTATGCCGCCAAGCACGAGATTGCCAAGGTGTCATATTTAAGCTTGTCACGGCTTGAGAGCGACCAAATCAGCTGGGCGCACCAAACCGATGCGGACGGCGTAGCGGTGGTGACAGTGCTCTTCCGGGCAGTGCGTGAAGATCTGGAGAATTAAAAGTGCGGTCAATTTTAAACGAGGTTTAAAACAGGTTTATGGGTTATTTAAACAGGACAAATTCCGTCTCAGACGGGCAGCCGATAACGTTATATCAATTTGCGCTGGGTAATAATCAAAAGGTGTGGCGGTTTACCGATGCCGACCAAGACATCACCGTCAACGGCGAGCAATGGCTGGCGACCGCCATCAGTGATTCCGGGCGTAAGACGGGGGATAACTTAAGGATCAGCCTGCCAAGTGATAATGCGGTGGCGCAATTGTTTCGCGGGATTGCCCCAAGCCAGTCGGTCACCCTTACCGTTATGCGGTTGCACTGGCAGGATAACGAGATTCGGGTGGTGTGGATTGGTACGATTATCGAGGCTAAACGACCCGAAACCCACCAAACCGAACTAATTTCGGCAGGATTATCCGCCACAATGCGTTCGGCCGGTTTGCGCTTAATGTGGGGGCGTAGTTGCCCTTATTCGCTGTATGACAGTGATTGCAAGGTGGATAAGGTTAAGTTTGCGGTGGCGGGTTTACTGGTGCAGGCGGTAACAGGCACGACTATTACGGTGGGATTTCCGTCGCAATTGCCGGATAACTGGTTTAATGCGGGGTTTATCGAGTGGACGGATAGCCTTGGGGTACGAGAGGTGCGCGCGGTGACCGTACATCATAATAACCTATTAACGATTATGGGCGGGACGCAAAAAATCAGTGTCGGCACGCTGATTACCGTTTATCCCGGCTGTGACGGGCAGGTTAAGACTTGTCACGATAAATTTAACAATGTGCTTAATTTTGGCGGCATACCGCATATGCCAAACAAATCGCCGTATGACGGTTCACGGATATTTTAAGGAGTAATCAATGTTTGCAGCAGTGGGTTGGGCGATAGTCCGTTTTATTGCCGTGATGGCCTTGAGTTATTTGGTTAATCAGGCACTTGCGCCACGCCAAAGAGGGACGCAGGCACCGGAGGCGGTGTCAGCTAATGATTGGGATTTCCCGCAGACCGACGAGGGCGTGCCGCAATGTGTTTTTTTCGGCGATTGTTGGACTGAGGATTGGCAGGTGTTGTGTTATGGCAATTACCGCACATCCGAGATTAAGCGGGGGTAAGTGATGGCATTAATCATTACCATGCAGGATATGCGACGCGTCGGCTTTTGTTCGAGTGGGGTTGAGATGTTTTTTGACCGTCAAGGCTTGGATTATTTAGCATTCTTGCACGACGGTATCCCGGCGCAGGTGTTACTTGATACAGGTAGCGTGTTTGCCCGTAAATGCGTGGCGGCGGCACAGCAGGCGCGCGGGGAGACGGTATCTGACCGGCCGCAATCGGTGGAGGCTAAATAATGGGTGGTAAGCGCAAAGGACGCAAGGTCACGGTCGGTTATCGCTATTTTTGGGATATTCATTCCGGACTAGGGCGTGGCCCGGTGGATGAGATTGTCGAGATCCGTTTTGATGACAAGACCGCTTATGTGGGTAAGCCCGGCGAGTTGACGTATTCGCAAGCGATTTTTATCGACAAACCCAATTTATTTGGCGGTGAGGATACCGGCGGCGAGGGCGGCATTCAGGGACGCATGGAGATTTTAATGGGCGAGGCTGACCAAAAGCCAACCCAAATGCTGATTAATCTGCTCAAAGGGGCTTACAACCCAGCCCCCAAAGCGGCCGAAAGCGGTGATGTGCCGGCGTTCACGTTTGATGCGGACAAAAAAGAAAAAGAGAAAGATCCGTTTTTCAGTGGCGGTAAAGTTGCCGACGGCGATTTGAGTTCGGATGATTTAATCCCCGGTTTTCGCGGTATTGTGAGCACGGTGTTTAGCGGGCTGGTGAGTTGTTATAACGCCTACCCTAAACGCCCCGGCTATCGCGTGCGTCGCACAAATAAGGGCTGGCGCGACGGCTCGGTGTGGTATCCGCAAAAATGCCGTATTGTGTTGCGTAACGATACTTTGCACATTAGCGGCCTTGACCCGGAGCAAGAGCAAAATGTACGCCAAATTCACGCGATGAACCCGGCACATATCTTAGTTGAGTGTGCCACCAATAAGAGCTGGGGCGGCAAGAAAGAATATAGCGACTTAGATTTAGACAGCTTTAAGCAAGCGGCGGACGTGTTATTTGACGAGGGGTTTGGCTTGTGTTTTAGGTATAACCGCCAAAGCTCTATTACGGATTTTATCCAACAGGTGCTTGACCATATCGGAGCCGTGCAATACGACAACCTGGCTACCGGTAAGCTGGCAATTAAATTGATTCGGCAAGATTACAATGCGTCTAGTTTGCCGTTGTATCACTATGATAACGGGATTTTACGGGTGCAGGATGATGACACTTCATCGTCTGAAAATATGGCCAATCAGGTGACCGTGATTTATCGCGACCCGGTATCCAATAAGGACGGCAAGGCGACCGCCAATAACCTGGCGGCGGCGCAGGTGCACGGTGTGATCACCAAAACCGCCGAGTATAAAGGCTTGCCAACTTTTGATTTGGCTATGCGGGTGGCACAGCGTGATCTTGAGATGAGCGCAGGTGGGCTAATGCGACTTAAAATCGTATTTGATATGCGAGGCAGTCAACTTAAACCGGGTGACGTGTTTCGGGTATCGTTACCGGAGCGACAAATCGACAGTGCGGTGTTCCGGGTGGGCAAGATTGATAACGGCAACGCCGAGGGTGAGATTGTAGTGACCTGTATTCAGGATGTATTTGGGTTGCCGGCGACAAATTATACCGGGCAACAGGCACAATCACAGTATATACAGCCTAGCTTTGCGGTTAAACCGATTAGCGTCGGCCGCTTGTTTGAGTTGCCGTATCATGTTTATCCGTTGTTATTTGGGGCATCCGAGCTGTCATTTGTACAGGCTACCGATTGTTATGTCGGCGTAGCGGCGCAGTCGCCATCACCAATGACAATTAATTATGCTATGTATGTAGACGCAGGCGGCGGTTATAGCAATGTAGGCGACGGCTCCTTTACGCCGTCAGTAACGCTAAAAGAGGCAATCGAGCCGTATCAAACCCAGCTTAAATATTCGGGGCACTATCGTTATTTGGACGCAGCAACCGCCCTGATGATTGATGATGAGATTGTTAAGATCGAGCGGGTAGATTTTGCTACCCAAACCATTACAGTCGGCCGTGGTTGTGCTGATACCGTGCCAAAGTCGCATAGTCAAGGTGCGGTGGCTTGGGCTTATTTAGCGGCTATGGGGGTAGACCAAACTAAATATGCGGCAAACGAACAACTTAAAGCCAAATTACTGACCCGCACTACCCGTGAGACACTCAGTTTTGATGCGGCTCCTCAGCTTAACTTGACCACCATGCAACGCCAGGCACGACCTTACCCGCCGGGCAAAGTGTCGGTTAATGGCGTACTGGGGGCGCCAATCTCCAATCGCTCTGCGTTTGTATTGCGTTGGGCGCATCGTGACCGTTTGCTGCAGGCTGATAATTTGGTCGCACACCACGAGGATAGCACCCAACAGGGACAAGGGGTCAGTTATGAGGTGGGTTTTTGGCGTGAGGGCGTACTAATACGCACCGCCGTAACAACAGCTGATACTTTCCGTTATCCTGACTCCGAGCATAAAGCAGGTGAGCTGTTTGACAAAGTGACCCTTTATAGCGTCAGCGGCAACCTTAAGAGTTGGCAGGGCTATCAATTTGAGGTGACAGGCGGTCTGCCAAAAGCGACCATACCAATCGGCACCTGGAGTTATCGTGATACATGGACAGCCGGCGATAACGTACTCAATCGTTATAATGACGGCGCATTTGACCGTAATGACGGCGGCTATGTAATGCTGTCAAGCGATATGGAGCCTACTACCAATCTGTACAAATCATTTGCCATCCCTAAAGGGGCGTATAAGTGGTTTGAGATAAGTTATAAGGTCGGGACATACAACGAGCGCAGAGGGGTGTGTAATGTTGTGATCCAGCTTTGTAGTGATGGGGCCGTAATCAAAGAGTTAACATCCGAAACGCATGGTAACTACCCGACCGATGACTGGCACGCCCATTTTATCGGGGATGAGTTACCGCCAACGGTTAATGAGGTGCGCTTTAAGGTTACGGTGCCGTCTGTGCCGCGTAACAATGCTTTGGCCTTTAC